CGGGGTTTGGAACATCACTACCACTATCACCACCGAGGTTGTCGTAGGGGTTTAACTCTTTGGGGGCCTCTGGCGTTGGCGCTGGGCCTGCGTCTTCGTAAATCTTACGGTATGTGCCTGTGGCGGGGTCGAACTCAAGGCGGTACTTTCTGCCCTCAGCGTCGGTCAAAATGTCGGTCTGCCCACCAGTGCCGGGAGTAGACGAGGGGGTGTACGTATTACGGGTAACACCCTCATAGCCAGAAACACCACCGCGCATTGGGCCGGGAGCCGCTTGCGGCGTCATATACATCCGAGCAAACTCTTCTGGAGTCATGGGCGTGTAGCCCTCGCCGTAAGGCCCGTAAGAGCCACCTTCAGCCAAAGAGATAATACCACCATCGGCCTTTTTCTTTGTGTCTGGCATCTGCGTAGCCGTCTGCACGGGGGAGAAATACTGATTAAGGTAGTCCTCATTAGACACAATCGCTCGCTTCCCCCCAGAAACTGGAGAGCCGCCTCTAGCGTAACCCATAATGCCGCCTTTAGCGGCGTAGGTAGTTTCCCCAGTCTTAACGTAGCCGGGACCTTCAAAGTAGTTAAACTCGCTTGTGTCGTTGGGGTCTCTGTCTTTTAGTGACCTTACCTTGCGCTGATACTCCAACTCCGCCACTGTTGTAGGCGTGCGCTTTTCTGGCATCTTGGTAGCCGTTTGCTGAGATAGTTGATCCGCTAACATTGGCGCGCCGACAGCTCCGGCGACTTTAGCCGCACCGCTAAGACCACCAAAGGCCTCAACCGCTTTACTGGGATCAGACAAGGCTTGCCTAGCACCTTCTTTAATTAACTCACTTTTTGTAGCTTCCTGTACCGCTGCTTCTCTAGCAGCATTAGCTGCAGCACCTATACCAGCCTTACCCTGTTGTGTAGCGAGAGTAGTAGCATTAGACGCCGCTTGCCCACCAATAGCACTAGAACCCAATCCTTGCAAAGCGCCGCCCAGTTCAGAACCTCCCCAAGCCCCTAGACCTGCTGATATTCCCTTACCCAAATCACCGGATGTCAATGCGGTTAAGCCGCCAACAGTAAGGCCAGCTCCCAAAGAACTCATAACGCCAAAACCGGCAGGGCCAAGAGCAAAGCCAGCAACCGCAGGTAGAATCTTGTCAAGAAAACCCGCTTCAGGTAGACCCGTACTAGGGTTAATACTTAGTGACCCACCATTTGCCATGGCAAGGGCTTGTAACCCCTGAACCTCGTTCGGAGTCATGTGGATTAACTGCGTATCTTTACCGCGTCCTTGGGACTGGACAGCCTGTGCAATTGGGTGTAGGTTGTTCATAGTTGTATTTTAGTATGTCAAAGCACAAATGGGAAGTTATTGCTGTATCTGCTCAATCACCAAGTTGACGGCGGGAGAACCGGGGGCAAACGCAGTAGCGGGAGCCGCGACCAAAGACACGTTTGCATCCGTTGAAGCCATCACAATTTCGATATAGTCGTTTGCGGCCAGCGACACCGATTCTGAAATCAGCACGGGGCTATACACGCCGCTTCCGCTAAGGCTCAAAATACGAGATGATTGCGCTACGTCCACACCGTTCTTGCGAATCCAACTGTAGACGTTCTTTGATGACGCGTTTGAGCTGGTGTACTGAAGCGTTGCTGATATGTTGTAAAACCCTGACTCGGTCACAACGACCCTAGAAGCAGGAGTACCCAACGCCACGCCATTCGCGGACTGAGTATTGTTAAACACAACGGGGTAGGCCGTATTAGCAAGGGGTGGGTTGTAGGTGGCAGTCAGATTAAACGTGCCGTAATACGTCTGCTGAAGAATAGTAGGACGGACAAAAATGACCCCCTCTGTAGCACTAACAGTCGTAACAGCCGCCATGATGATGACGTTGTCCGGGGCAGTGGGCTTGACCTTAGTAAAACCGCCAGCAATGGAGGGTGAGGCATAGAGAATATCCCCCTGTACCCAAGTCTCGCCGTATGGCGTGCCGGTAGTGTCTAAATCTCGCACAAAACCAAATACCGTGCAGTATCCCTTTAGCCCAGAGTCAGGCAGGTCGTGGGTCATCACACCCAAGATGTATACCGTAGGCTGCGAACCATCTGCAAGGTAGGGGGAAACCCTAAGAGATTCTGTAGTAGCTCCGGCAAAACCCACCGCAGTGCCGTTAGGTATGGCAACCCCAGTGTTGTTGCTTACACGGGCGTAGATCTCTTGTCCTACTTGTTGTACAACTCCGTACTCTAAATCTATCTCAAGACAGGCGTCAGGGGCGTCCCAGTTTACTCGGCCTGTTAAATGCGCGTGAGGGACATCGGGGGCCGTAGTGTTGAAGTCAATGTAGTCAACCGGCTTATTCCAGTCTAACTGCCCCAGAATGTTATCTATTTGGTTGAAATACAGGCGCAGAATGTTGTTGTACTGATCCTGATACTGGCGTTCGTACTGCTGGGTAGCCGTAGGTAAGCGCGGCGCAGCGACCCTATTGAGGTCTTCATTTGCCGTAATAACGTTAGCCATTACCGACGCCCATCCGGACGGATGTCAATGCGTGGAGCACCTAGCTGCCATGTGGTACCTAAACCGTCTGACTCTACCTTAATGGAAATTTGTCGGCCCCGCACTCGGGTGTAGACTTGCCCAGTAAACTGCTCAACAGGGACCGTCGCTGTACGCACAACCGTAGCAGAGTTAGACCCGCCAACTGATGCGGGGCTGTTGTACCCAGAACCAGAGTTCTGCATAGGCAGGAGCGAGAAGTTCGCCACAGGGCTAGCCGCTGTAGAGCCACGGAACGTAAGGTCAGGCAGCAAACGCCAGATAAAGCCAACGTTATGCCCATCGTCAATGTCAATTTCAGCGGACGTAATATAAGCCTCTATAGGCACAAGTGTGCCCGTGTCCCCGTCATCTACCCCAGTCTCTTGGTTCATCAGGAAGCCAGTCGGCGTCGTAGCAATCGGGTTAGCGTTTAGGCCACTGTCAAGCCACGCCGTCCTGTCCATAGTGCCGTAATACCAAACATCCTCTGCGTAGTTGTACACCACATAGCGGTTAGGCGACGTTGAGTCACTGGCGCAGTAGAACCACCAAATCTCGTTATACGCCTCTACCGTGCTGGCAAACACCTGCTCTTTTTGGTTTGGATTAAGCGTCAGGTTAGGGTCTGAGTTCTGAAAAATGAATTGGCGCAAGTCACAGCGCATAGTCTGTACGCGACCGTCATACTTGTAAAACTTGTCCGTGCCCATCCAGTAGGTAATGTTGTTGGCTGTTGCTACTGCATTAGGGCTAATAACAGATATGTTCTCACCAACGGACTGAGCACCCCAGACAAATGGGGGGCCGAGGTACTGCAACGAGTACAGCGCCGAGTCGGTCCAAACCAAAATCTCCTGACGGGTCTGGCGGGCCATGACAATCTGAGACCCCGTAGATAGACGTAAGTCACCTGCTTGGTTAGTAATAGCAGGTGTCCAGTTAGTAGGGTCTTCTTGGTCTGACCACCGAACCAGCATGGGGTCAATGGCGCTACTGCCCAGACCGTTTACACCAAAGCACAGCACAAAACGTGATACGTCAGACACAAGTATGTTGTTCTGCAAAGTGGGCACGTCAGAGCCCGTCAGTAGTACTCCTCGGGTGCTAACTGTATTAGTAGCGTCCCAGTAGTAAATCCCACCGCCGCGTGGACCGAAGATTAAGTCTTCACCAAAGTTGGCGTGGTTCCAAATACGCAGCGCGTCGATAGCTGACTGCCCAAGACCCCAAGGACCAAAACCCCAAAAGCTAGCGCCCCACCCGGTCTGAGCGGCTTGAACCGCTGGACCCGTGGTAATCTGATACGCCCCAACTGTAGACGAGCCCCCATCACCTGTGTCAGAGCCATTAGCGGCTACGGTAGACGTAATAATGTAGTTGTCGTCGTCAACAAGGCCTGTGACTTGGTATTCTTTATTTAGAACATCAGCCGTAATAGCCCCGCCAAGACTGTCGGCACCGCTGAAGGTAACGAAATCGTTAATAGTAACCCCGTGGGCCGTGTCTGTTACAACAATAGAAGTTGAGCCAGATGTGGCGGTAAACGTAACACCCCCTGCGGCAGTGGTGGCGCGAATAGGCGTGATGTCGTAAAAGGCGGTGCCCAGCTCTACATAGTACTTGAGGTTAGTGCCTACACCGACCAAGTTAAGCGCGTCTAGAGTCACCCAGTTAATGAGGGAGCGGCAGGAACCAAGAAACGAAGCGTTAGAGAACTGAGTCCAACCGCCTATTTTTTCAGGCGTGCCTTGGCGGAAGCGGATTTTGTCGCAGTCGTACCAGCCACCTTCGCTTGTGTACCGAGTGTTCTCCCGGTTGACTCCGGGCTTCAGTAGTAATTTTTTAAGGGGCATAGCGTACTCTTATGCAACAAGTCCGGGTAAGTATACCGTTTTACCGTCTTTTTTGGTAGCGGTAAGCGCCTGCTTCTTGTTGTCGCCGGGGTTGTAGCTAACATGCACCCAGCCCGAATCAGGGACGCCGGGGGTATAAAACTCAAGAATCACTTGCCTAAAGCTCAGGTTATCAACAATCCACTGCGCCAACTCAGCGTTAGCTAGACCGGGAATCTCGATGTCCGCAGCCATACCCCGGCAATGATCTGACGTTTTTGAGCCGCCTACTTTAGTGTTTACCTCGGCGCTACGAAAGCCTGAATTGACTTTAACGGGCATGCCAAAGCGCTCGCGCACGGGCTGTAACACGCACTCACACAGGATAGTCAGGTTCTCTAGCTGCTCGGCATCAGGGGTGTTATCAATGTCATGGCGCAGGGCGGTTTCGCTCTTGGTCATCTCTGCGAGAGAGAAGTTGGCAGTGAGTTTCATTTGACGGCACTCCGTAGTTGATCGCCTTTGTCTTTGCTTCCCATGCTGCTACCGAAGTAGTAGGACAGGATCTGCGTCACCGCAGCAGACAGGACGCCGAGAATGTAGATCAGGATGTCTTTGGCTTCGGGCTTTACTTCCACAAAGATGAGCACCGTGAACAAAACGAACGATAAGCCTGTGACGCCAAGAGCCAGAGCCGGTGTGACGATTTTATTAAGAAGAGGCGCGTTCGCACTTGCAGCAATAGCCATCTCGCGCTCACGAGCGCTGTTTTTATCTGCAAGAATAGCTTTAAATTTGTCATGTTCGAGTTGTTTAATTTTGGCTTCCGCCTCTGGGTCTTTGTTGATCGCCTTCATCACGGCGTCTACTTCATCCTTGACGCCAAGCTGTTTAGAAAGCGCACTAACTGCCATACCAGCCAAAGGGCCCCCAAGCGCAGTAGCGATACCGGGCGCGAAGCCCTTAACCATTCCAATAAGATCATCCATTGCCGCCCCTTGTAGCTATTGCCCAAACCAATATGGCGATAAAAATCACCCCACTCAAAATAGAAACAGCAATCAAGATGCCGTTAATATACGCCCACAGTGTTTCTTTACGTTTAATCTCAGCCAGCACTGCGGCTCTGGCTTCTGCATCGCGCTTACGCTTGGCATCGGCCTGAAACTTTAACCAGTCATCCCACAGCCCCGCCCGCCCGTGGTAAATCATCAGCTCTTGCAGTTCTTTTTCGTTCTGCTTAATCGTTTCTAGTGCAAAGAACGCTTCTGAATCAGAGCCACTTGCGTTGGCTTTCTTAGCTATCGCCGCCTTGTTATCAAAGAAACTAAACAGGTGCTTACCCGCTGCCATGATGTCTCCACCATTGGCAATGGTCTCTTTGATGACGCCAAATGCGGCGTTGGCTACAGCCAGCTCAGCAAGCAACGATTACTCCCAGTTCTGGGCAGAGACTACCTCAATCAGCGCAGCTACATCGGCACACCCATTAATAGCTGTTTCCAGTCGGTTAGCCTCCGCAAGAATCGCGGCTCGCTTAGCCACCACATCAGCATCAATCGGCACATCACGCTCTGCCTTGCGAATAACCATCCAGTCAGTAGCCGCCAGCATAGAACCAGCGGTAGCCTTAACCTGAGCAATCCAGTTGGACTTCAGACCTTTAGTTACCAGACGCTCGGTGGTGTTGACCATGCTCTCGGTGGCGGCATCGTATTCCTGCACATACAAAGGGTTGCCGTCAACGTCAGACTCTTCTACATCGTCCATAGCCTTGGGGATGTCGATGTCGCCATTCCAATAGAAGCGGTCATCCGCACGGGCTGGTTCAGCTTCCCATGTGATGCCCAATGCTAGTCGTGCCTCAGACGTTGACCTGCGTAGCCAGTTGGCGGGGTATTGAATGTCACCCAACGTAAAGGCACGGTCGAGTGGTAGAGGTTTGTTGTTTACTTTGTACATATATTTCCTTATCGTGCGAGGCTGTTTTTGAATGGGTTTTCAGCAAATGCCATGTAGATGTATGTGCCGTTGTTAATGTTTGAAGTTGAACCAACACCACGACACTTAAAACCGTTAGAAACTGCATCAATTGGGTTATTTGTTTCTGTGGCTTCTGCGTTTGAAGCGTTTGGATATAGAGCTAAAATTTCTTGATTATATGGTGAGCGTTCTGCGTCATAAACCATCCAGAAATCTAGTGCATCAACCCGCTTAATCATCACAAACGCAGGGCGGAAGCCAAGGTACACAAAAACTCCGTCCGACGAACCATTGCCCGTGTAGCTTCCGAAAGAAGAATAGCCGGGGACTTCTGCGAAACAGTAGGCGACCATTGATGCGCCGTTAGTTCCTCCCGAATTACCTAGCGTAATAACACTAGAAGATGGATATGTGGAGTTTAAAAAAGCATTGCTAGAAGCTGGAACGGCTGTTGTATTCAAGTAGGCTAAATAAGTATTCCCATTGGAAATGCTACTGTGATACATATGCCAATCAGATGCACTACTTCTTTTTTTAAAAATAATAACGTCTGGTGCAACACCTAATCCATGCCCAACAGTAGCCCCATATGTGGTATTGCCTGCATAACTTACGATACTAAACCCCGCCGTAGGGTTGGCACTCACCGTTGAAGTGATAGAGCCGTCTGTGTTGCTTACACCAGCGCCGTTGGCTTTCCAGTTCCAAGCGACAAGAGAATTACCAGAGCCGTTTACTGCGGCAGCGGTCAACACACTAAAACCGTTTGTATCAAAAGAACTTAAATGGCTTCCAGATA